CAGCAAGGATACGCGAATTTCATGCGCGACTGCTCACCACCAAAGGTGACCACATCATTGAGACTATCATCAAGAAAGCCTTGGACCCTACCGATAAGGACCAGGCAGCGATGCTCAAGATGTGTGCCGATAGGCTGTTACCGCTGTCTTACTTTGAGAAGGATAAGACTGGCGGTAAAGCTGGCATAACTATCAACATCAGCGGCATTGCTGATACAAAGATAGAAGCAGATGATGTTATTGACGCTGAGGATGTAGACTTTGAATCTAGAGATTAAGTTACTTCCTTGGCAACAAGAAGTATGGAACGATGATACTCGTTTCAAGGTAGTTGCTGCTGGCCGTAGAACTGGTAAAAGTAGACTAGCAGCCTGGATGCTCATAGTCGAGGCACTACAGACTGATAAAGGCCATGTCTGGTATATTGCTCCTACACAGGGACAAGCCAGAGATATTATGTGGCTCACGTTATTGGAACTTGGTCACCCAGTCATTGAATCTAGTCATGTGAATAATATGCAGATTCGTCTGGTCAACGGTGCACAGATCAGTCTTAAAGGTGCAGATAGACCAGAGACAATGCGTGGTGTCAGCCTAAAGTTTGTTGTGCTAGATGAATACGCAGACATGAAGCCTGCTGTGTTTGAACAGATTCTTAGACCAGCACTAGCAGACTTAAAAGGCAAGGCACTGTTCATTGGTACACCCATGGGTAGAAATCATTTCTATGAACTCTACCAGTATGGACTAGATAACAAAGATGATAACTACAAGTCTTGGCACTTCACCAGCTTTGATAACCCACTGCTGGACCCAAAAGAGATTGAAACCGCCAAGAAAAGTATGTCCAGTTTCGCCTTCAGGACTGAGTTCATGGCCTCCTTTGAAGCAGCCTCCGGTGGCATCTTTAAAGAAGAATGGATCAAGGTAGACGAAGAAGAACCAAAGGATGGCCGCTACTATATTGCTGTAGACCTTGCTGGCTTTGAGAATGTAGCAGTTGCTACCACTGCAAAAAAGAAAAGACTAGACCAGTCTGCTATCGCTGTAGTCAAGGTCTGTGCTGATGGCACATGGTGGGTTGCTAATATTGAGTATGGCAGATGGGACATCAAAGACACTGCACAAAGAATCTTTGATGCTGTTAGAGACTATGAACCACTATGTGTTGGCATCGAACGTGGTGCACTAAAGAATGCAGTCTTGCCATACTTGTCTGACCTGATGCGTAAGTATAATAGTTACTTTCGTATTGAAGACCTAACACACGGTAATAAGAAAAAAGCAGATAGGATTACTTGGTCCTTGCAGGGTCGCTTTGAACATGGTAAAATCATATTCAATGACAAAGAGTGGGTGTCTGAGATAACTGATGAACTACTTAACTTCCCCAACACCCAAGTACACGATGACCTGATTGATGCACTTAGTTACATTGACCAGATCGCTATTGCTGAATACGCAACCTACATAGATGAAGATAACTTTACACCAATGGATGCCGTTGCTGGATATTGAGGAGACCTAGATGGACTACGAAAATAATAATGAAGAAATGGAAGAATCTTACGTTCCACTAAACTGGGATACTCTGTCTTCCAATCCTGATGTATGGGAAACAATTAAAGAAGAACTAGATGATAAGTTAGACGCTGAGTGTCTAATGAAGATTATTACTAAAGCAAAAGAAGTAGGCCTAAAAGACGATAAGATCTTTCTGCCTGTAGAGAAGGAACAACCAGAGATGGAGTATGCTTCTTTATTCTCTAACACCACCGAAGAGGATCTGTGATGGAAGAACAACAGTACAACTCTAAAGAGATGGAGATTACCAGTTGGGTGATGTCTCGCTGTGAGAACTGGCGTAACCAACGTGATGAGAACTATCTAGAGTCTTGGAAAGAATATGAGCGCCTCTGGCGTGGTATCTGGGCTGGTGAGGATGCCACTCGTGACTCTGAGCGTTCCAAGATTGTTACGCCTGCACTACAGCAAGCAATTGAGACTTCAGTAGCTGAGATCGAAGAGGCTATCTTTGGTCGTGGTGAGAAGTTCTTTGACATCATTGACGACAGAGCAGACAACAATAAGATTGATGTAGAAGAGATTAAAAATCAGATGGTAGAGGACTTTAAGAAAGAGAAAGTCCGTAAGTCAGTATCTGATATTGTTCTTCTTGGTGCTGTGTATGGCACTGGCATTGGTGAGATTACCATCGCAGAAAAGACAGAACTAAGACCAGCGATGAGGCCCATAGTAGAGATGGGTGTTGCTGCCATTGGTGTTGAAGAAGTACCTAGATTCGTTGTTGGTCTAAAGCCAATTAACCCTAAGAACTTCTTAATTGATCCCAATGCCACCAGCATTGAAGATGCTCTTGGCTGTGCTATTGAAGAGTATGTGTCCATTCACAGCGTTGTTGCTGGTATGGAGGCTGGTGTTTATAAGAAAGTAGAAAACCTTGGCCCCGCCGCAGTCGAAGATGACTTAGAGCCAGTACAGGAAGACATTGAGTATCAGCAAGACAAGGTTAAATTATTACGCTACTACGGCCTTATTCCCAAGTTCATGCTTGAGGAAGACGGTGAAAAGATTATGGAACTCTTTAGCAAAAAGCAAGAAGAGTTTGGTAGCGAAGCAGCAGAGTACACAGAACTGGTAGAAGCCATTATTGTTATCGCTAACGATGAGCATTTACTCAAGGCAGAACAGTCGCCATACATGATGGAAGACCGTCCTGTGGTGGCTTTCCAGTATGACTCCATGCCCAATCGTTTCTGGGGCCGTGGCATCGCTGAAAAAGGCTATAACTGCCAGAAAGCCATCGATGCACAAATTCGTAGTCATCTAGATAGCCTAGCATTGACTACTGTGCCTATGATGGGTATTGATGCTACTCGTCTGCCTCGTGGTGCTAAGTTTGAGGTAAGGCCAGGTAAGACTATCCTAACTAATGGTAATCCAGCAGAGATTCTGCAACCATTTAAGTTTGGTAATACTGACCCAGGCAACCTTGCCACTGCTAACCAGTTTATGCAGATGCTGCTAATGGCAACAGGTACAGTAGACTCTGCACAACTAAATGCTGGCACCACTGGTGATATGGCTGGTATGTCCCCAGCACTATCAGCAATCATTAAGAAGAATAAGCGCACCTTAGTCAACTTCCAAGAGCAGTTCTTAATACCGTTTGTAACTAAGTCTGCATACCGCTTTATGCAGTTTGATCCTGAGCGCTATCCTGCACAAGACTTTATCTTTGTTCCTTCTTCTAATCTTGGTATCATTGCTCGTGAATATGAGCAGATGCAGTTTATGAACCTGTTGAAGACACTTGGACCAGATAGTCCTGTTGTGCCGATAGTGATGAAGTCCATTATTGAGAATAGTGGCCTTGCTGACCGTGAGAAGTTGGCTGCACAACTTGACCAAGCAATGCAACCCACGCCTGAACAGTCTCAGATCCAGCAAGTTCAACTACAGTTGCAGTTGGCTCAGGCACAGGCACAGGTAAAACAGTTGGAGGCATCGGCACAGAAAGACCAGGCTGAAGCTGCCAAGGCTGTTGTAGAGGCTCAGATGATGCCAGAAGAGACTCGTGCAAAAGTACTCAGTGCAGTGAGTAAAAATCTACCCACCGCTGACGACCAAGCACAGAAAGAGTTCGATAGGCGTGTTAAAATTGCTGAACTGATGCTCAAAGAAGCCGATATTAAAAATAATACCAAGATAGTAGAGTTGCAAATGGCAGAGAAAATTGCTACTATCGGCAAAACTGAGCAAGAATTTCTTGATAAAATAACAAAAGAGATTGAAAACAATGCCTAACATCAAAGAATTTATTAAAAAAATAGGTTCTGAGTCTGTTTCCTTAGAGGAACAGCAACAAGCATTGGTTGAAATTGAACAAACCATTAAGGCTGCTCGTCAAAAGCGTGAAGAAGAGGTAGGTAAAAACGCTAAGATGGTGGTAGACGCTCTAAAACAGATCGAAAGCCGCCTAAATGACAAGTTCCAAGAACTGTTGGCAACACCAGCAATGGTTGGTGCTCCCGGCAGAGACGGTAAAGACGGCAAAGACGGTAAAGATGGCCTACCAGGCCCTGCTGGCCTCAATGGCGCACAGGGTAAGGATGGTATTGATGGTGTAGATGGCAAGGATGGTGTCTCTGTTGTTGATGCTAAGATTGATTTTGATGGCTCCTTAGTCATTACACTGTCTAATGGCGATGAGATTGATGCTGGTTTAGTCGTTCCAACAGCAGTAGCAGAGCAATATAACGCCTTTATGACTAGAGGCGATATTATTCCTACTCAGTCAGGCAACTCTGGTAAATATCTAACCACTGATGGCTCCAACCTTGCCTGGGACCAGATCAATATCTCTACCGCAGACATTACTGGTACTCTACCAATTGCTAATGGCGGTACTGGCGCTACTACTGCACCCAATGCTAGGACTAATCTAGGTCTTGGCACTATTGCTACACAGAATGCTAACAGTGTAACAGTCACTGGCGGCTCAATAGACGGCACTACCATCGGCGGCTCCACCCCAGCAGCAGGCACTTTTACTACTCTAGCCCTAGACGCACCCACCACAGACGCAACCCTGACAATCGACACAGGCATTACTGGCTGGGTTTACTCTGGTAAGACCGTGAGTGTTGTGGGGCAGGAAAATAACCCCCAAGGATTATTTATTGGTTCAAACGGAACCAAGATGTATGTCTGTGGTTCGACTGGTGATGATGTAAACGAATACACTCTTGGGACTGCGTGGGATGTTTCTACCGCAACATTTACTGCGGTATCAACAGGAGTAACACAAGACACCACACCTGTTGATGTTTTTTTCAAAGACGATGGTCTGACGATGTTCATGCTTGGTCAAACAAACGATACCGTCTACCAATACACATTATCCGTAGCGTGGGACATAACAACCGCAACCTACGCATCCAAATCCTTTAGCGTAACAACCCAAGACTCTGCGCCAACTGGTATGTGGTTTAAGCCTGATGGCACGACCATGTATATTGTTGGAGCGACTAATGACACGGTTTACCAATACACATTAAGCACACCTTGGGATATTTCAACCGCTTCTTATGCAAGCATTTCTTTTAGCGTTGCATCTGTTGAATCTAATCCACAACAAGTAAATCTAAGCGCAGACGGAACAAAGATGTGGGTGCTTGGCTCTACTGGTGATGACATAAATGAATATACGCTTGGAACCGCCTGGAATATCAGCACCGCTACGCGCGTAAACAATATCTATGTTGGATTTCAAGAAACAGGCCCAACTGGATTATTTATAGATTCAACTGCGGCAAACAGAGTTTATGTGGTTGGCTTAACTACCGATGCAGTTTATCAATACAACACAGTTACTAATACGATAGACGCAACAACCGATAGATTCTATGTAAGTGGCGAAGGCTACATAGAAGGAAATACTTATTATGATAATAATGTCTATGTAGACGGTGCTGTAACAGCCAACGGAAGTTTAACTGCAGCTTCCTCAATTAATTTTTCAACTGCTGGAAGCAACATATCAATTGGAACTGGATTAACTACTGGAGTTTTAACTCTTGGTGGCACAGCTCAAACATCAGCAATTACAGTAGGCCAGTCCACAGGCGCACAGACCCTAAACCTTGGTACTGGCGCAACTACCAACGGAACGACAAAAGCAGTCAACATCGGAACCGCTGGTGTCTCTGGGTCTACCACGACCATTAACATCGGCTCGGCTGTATCCGGTGCGCTTGGTAACATAAGTATGGGCAATAGCGGAACACAATTTCTTGTTGCCCCAACAACTTCTGCAGTCAACTATGTTCAGGTTACTGGTAATGCAACCACATCTCGCCCTGTTATTTCTGCACAAGGCTCTGATGCAAATATTGGGTTGCAGCTTGCCAGTAAAGGTAATCGTTCAATTTCATTACTGACTAATAGTGTTACATCATTAGATGTGTTATCACCGGCCTCTGGTGTTAATTATTTTACCTTAAATGGTTCAATTACTAACCTTTCTCCAAGTATTGTTTCAACCGGAACAGACACCAACATCGACCTAAACCTGACTACTAAAGGAACTGGTGCTGTTAAGTTAAATACTGGTGGTGGTGAGCAGTTAAGAGTCAGCAACACCGCCTCTGCTGTGAACTATGTGCAGGTTACTGGTAACGCTACTACAGGGTATCCGCAGTTATCGGCGCAAGGTTCTGATACAAATCCTGGAATTTTGTATACGACAAAAGGTACTGGTGAACATCGTTTCTCAACTGCGTCAAGCGTAACGGCAATCCAGTTCCGTGTTCGTCATATTAACGCCCCTGCAAATTATTGCGCGGTTATTGGCGCTCCTGCTGGATCTACCCCTGAATTTCAAACTCTTGGAACTGACACCAACATCGACCTAGCACTAACACCAAAAGGTACAGGACTAGTTCGCTTTGGTACGCACACAGCAACAGCACTAACAATCTCTGGTTACATTGAGATCAAAGACGCAGGTGGAACAATTCGTAAACTAGCAGTAGTTACTTAATCAAGGAGAAAACATGGCACTCAAAAAATCTGTAATGACTGAATTTGGGGTGACAGCCGAATACTGGAACATCGGTGCTGTACAAGAAGATTTCAAAGGCAAAGGCACAGAAGTCACTTTCTATGGCTACGCATCTGCCGAGGCTCGTGCCGCTGAGAAACAGCCTCTAGCTGCTGGCAAGGTTCAAATCGCTGGTGACGAATATGTCGCTGGTGCAGACCGTGCCCAACTCTACGCAATCATCAAGCAAAAGCCTGAGTTTGAGGGTGCAGAGGACTGCTAAGTAATTCTGTGCTGCCGCATGAACTGAGCAATTTTCTCATGTTCTTCGGCAGTACCATTATTCTTAATGCGGTTAGCCCTCATAGAGATTATAGCGACATTACCTTTGATGTAGCCTTTTAGTGGGTCTATACGATCAAAGGACGGAGAATCATCTAAGTAGCCTTCTTCATTGAAGTAATTAAGTTCTATCCCAAGGATAGGACAGTGAGTAGGGAAGTCAATATCACCAAACTCAATTGAGAACTCTTTTCCAACACGAAGAGAGTTTGCTTTTTTGGCTTTGAACTTCTCTCTCATGGCGGTATAAATAAAAGACTTACGGTATTCCATGTCTTTCCATTTATTACCCCACTTAGCTTGCATCTTGGCCTCGAATTGTTCGCGCCTCTTTTGACGCTTAATCTCAGTTGCCTTGATGTTATTCTTTTTACATATTTGCTCTACTCTTTGCTTAGAGACTTTGTTATTTAGTTTACTGGCTATTTCAGTATAACCAAAGCCTTGCTTGGCCCAGGTTAATAAATTAGTTCTTTCTTCAGCGGTAAGGACATATTGAAATGGCATAGAGTCTCCTGTGAAACAGCAGATGTTAGCATACTTATAGTTGAATGTCAAGAAATATTTTGGTATAATTAAGAAAATGTCGCCAGAACTACAACAATATTACGATAACAGGTTCGACCTCTTCATCCACCCCGGCTGGAAAGACCTAATCGAAGACCTGCAAGCGATGCTTCAGCAATACGAAGACATCCGTAACTGCGATAAAGACACTATCGAGTTCCGTAAAGGACAAATCGACATCCTAGACTATTTCATTGGACTACGGGAACTGTCGCAACGAACCTATGAGGAACTAAAAGATGGCGAAAAGAATATTTGAATTCCGCTGCGTGAAGGATCACGTCAGTGAAAAATACGTTGATGATTCAGTAACAGTCATACAGTGTCCTCACTGTGGAAATGACGCATCTAGAATCATCAGCACTCCGCACTTTATGTTGGAAGGCTACAGTGGGTCTTTTCCCACCGCCGCTGCCCAATGGGTGCGTAAACGCGAGAGTCACATCAAGTACGAAAGGAAGATGAACTCTTAGAGGGGAACGGGAACGCCCTCACATTTGTAAAATGCTTTCCTAAAATGCTATATGCACGGGAGACAATATGGCTCGTTTTATTGAAGAAGGTAAGGAAGAAGAAACACAAGAAGTTATAACCGACATCGCCGCTGAACCTACTCAAGCAGAATCTGCAGAACCAGTTCAGCAAGAGCAAGTTGAAGATGAAGGCCTCCCTGATAAATATAAGGGTAAGAGTGCCAAAGAAATTGCTCAGATGCACATGGAGGCTGAGAAGTTAATCGGTCGCCAAGGCAGTGAGGTCGGAGAACTTCGTAAAGTTGTGGATGACTTCATCAAAGCCCAAACTTCGACAAAACAGCAACTGCAATCGGAACCTGTAGAAGAAACTGATTTCTTCGCTGATCCGAATAGAGCAGTAGCAAAGGCAATTGAGAATCATCCAAAGATTAAAGAAGCTGAACAGCTTTCCTTTGAGATGAAACAGGCAAAGGCTTTTAATGAACTAAAGGCACGACATCCCGACTTTCAGGAAATCGTTGCTGATCCAGGATTCCAAAATTGGGTTGCTGGTTCAAAGGTTCGTGCAGAGTTGTTTGTTCGTGCTGACAGGTCTTTTGACTATGATGCTGGCGATGAACTTCTTTCCTTATGGAAGGAACGCAAGCAAGTAGCAACACAGACTGTCAACGCAGAGAAACAAGTCAGGAGCCAAGCCGTCAAAGCCGCTACTACTACTGTTCCATCTGGTAGCGATGAAACGCCTTCTAGGAAGGTTTATCGTAGAGCAGACATTATTAAACTCATGCAAACTGACCCTGACCGATACGATATGATGCAAGACGAAATCATGCAGGCATACCGAGAAGGCAGAGTTAGGTAACTAACTTAACATTTTAGAAAAGGAATTTTATCATGCCTTTGGGTACCAATAACATTACACAATCGAATGCCAACACCGCAGGTTTCGTACCTGAGGTATGGTCTGACGAAATCGTTGCCGCTTACAAAAAGAACCTAGTTGCTGCTAATCTGTTCAAGAAAATGAACATGAAAGGCCGCAAGGGTGACGTGGTTCACTTCCCCGTTGCTGGTCGTGGCTCTGCTACTTCCAAGACTGCTTCTTCGCAAGTTACTCTGATTGGCGAGAGCAGCACGGAAAAAACTGTCACCATCGACAAGCACTTTGAGTATAGCCGACTGATCGAAGACTTTGCTGAAGTTCAGGCTCTGTCATCGCTGCGCCGTTTCTATACCGAAGACGCTGGTTACAGCCTTGCTCGTCAGATTGACACCACGCTGGTTCGCCTTGGTCGTGCCGCTAATGGTGCTACCATCGGTACGGATGACTATGCTTCTTCAAGCGCTTCGACCAAAGCCTTTATTGGTTCGGATGGCTCGACTGCATACAACTCCTCGTCTTCTAACGCTGCTGCACTGACCGATGTTGGTATTCGCCGTGCTATTCAGCGTCTGGATGATGCCGATGTTCCGATGGATGGTCGTTTCCTGATCGTTCCTCCATCAAGCCGTAACACCCTGATGGGTATTGCTCGTTTCACTGAGCAGGCCTTTACTGGTGATGCTGCTGGTGGCAACACCATCCGCAACGGCATGATTGGCGACATCTATGGCGTTAAAGTCTATGTCACGACCAATGCTGATACAGGCGCTGGTAATACTACTACAGACCGTATCTGCTTGCTGGCACATCCTGACTTTGCAGTTCTGGTTGAGCAGCTTGGTGTTCGTGTGCAGACCCAGTACAAGCAGGAATACCTTGGTACGCTCTTGACCGCTGACACGCTGTATGGTGCTGGTGCTCTGCGTACTGGTGCTTCTGACTCTGCTGCAGTGGCTCTTGCTGTTCCGGCCTAATCGGGATAACTGAGTTGGGGCTGGCTCATAAGGCTGGCCCCATTAACCACTAAAGGAGATTAAGAAATGGCAAACGCAACCGCAGTTACTTCAGTTCGCGGACGTGAACAGTTCCAAGGCCTGTTTAGCGAGATGTGGGAAGTTAAAGCCACCATCAATGCTGACAGCCTTGCAGATGGCGCTGGCGACAGCGATACTATTGCAGTTCCTGGTGTTGCTCTTGGAGACATCGTTATTGGCTTCTCTCTTGGAGTTGACCTTGCTGGTATGACAGCAACTGCTTGGGTATCTGCTGCTAACGTAGTTACTGTACGCTTCCAAAATGAGAGTGGCACTGATCCGCTAAACCTTGCTGAGACAACTATCAAGGTTCTGGTTGGTCGTCCTACTTGGTAATAAAACCTTAACGGTTTTGCCCCTATGGGGCTTTTCTTTAGCATCTTTACTAAGGGTGTTAAAGAAAACTAAAGAGGCCTAATATGATACCTCGTTGCTATCCTTCCACCTATGCCACTGCCAACGGAGAAACCAAAATAGTTGTCAATGTGTTGGCAAGTACTACTGGTTTAAAGAAGTGGATTGATTACATTCCTGTACAGAATCAAGTCTCTGCTCCGGTACCAGCAAATAGTTATGACACCGCGATGCTAGTAGACGTTCTTGCTAGTACTACTGGTAAAGTTGCAGGTCGTGATTACATCAATGTCTATGAAGACGCATCAGCCACCGTTGCTTGGTCTACGAACGCTAATGGCTACATTCCAATTTACTACTAGGTATAATTATGGCACAACAGGCAACAGAAGGCGTTAAGCAAGTCACTGATGTTTTATCGGTGGCTACCGTTATTGGTACACTAGCAGAGGTTCTACCCGCTATTGCTGCTTTATTTACGATTGTGTGGACTTCCTTTAGAATCTACGAAACTGATACTGTACAGAAGTGGCTCGGTAAGAAATGACCAGAAAAGTCTCCGCTGTTACAACTAAGACCACCACCACCAAGGATACTATTCTTACGGTTCCTACCAAGAATACTGGTCTTTGGCAGTTAATGTATATCATTAGTCTTACCGGCAATGACACTCCAAAGGTCTATTGGTATGATGTCTCTACTAACACTGAATACTTCATTGTTGGTGGTAAGAACTTAGGTGCTGGTGATTTTATTAGATTAGATGGAGAGGCAGAGGTAGTTTTACAAGCTGGTGATGAGATTCGTGTGCAAAACTCTAGCACTAACACAGTAACCTACATAGCAACTGTAGAGTTCATGCCTGAAATGACAGTTCAGTTCCAATTCTAAAGGAGAATAGTATGCCAATGGTAGACGGAAAGAAATACCCTTACACCAAGAAGGGTAAACAAGCAGCAGCATCGGACAAGATCCGTAAACTTCGTAAAGAAGGTATGCCTCAGAAGCAGGCAGTTGCTGTTGGCCTAGCAATGACTGGTATGTCTAAGAAGAAAGCTGGTCGTGGACGATGAAACCAGGACTCTACGCTAACATCCAAGCCAAACGCAAGCGCATTAAAGAAGGCTCTGGCGAGAAGATGCGTAAGCCAGGCACTAAAGGTGCTCCTACAGCCAAAGCATTTAGAGAAGCTAAAAAGACTGCGAAGAAATAATGGTCAAAAAAGTCTATCAGAATCCTGAAGGCGGCCTAAATGCTAAAGGTAGAGCATACTTCAAGAATAAAGAAGGCGCTAACCTAAAGCCACCAGTGTCTGCTAAACAGGCATCAAAGTCTCCCAAGGCTGCAGCACGGCGTAAGTCATTCTGTGCTCGTATGGGGGGTATGCCTGGGCCTATGAAGGATTCTAAAGGCAGGCCTACTCGCAAGGCACTGGCATTAAAGAAATGGGACTGTTAAATGGCTAACAAGACTTACCTGCAGATGATTAACGATTTGCTTGTCCGCTTGCGAGAAGCAGAGGTGCCCGCTAATAATGCTAACTCATATTCTTCTTTAGTTGGTAAGTTTATTAACGATGCCAAGAGATATGTTGAAGATGCTTATGATTGGACAGCACTAGAGACAACTAAGACTGTCACTACTAGCAACGGTGTCTATAACTACACCATTACTGGCGCTGGTTTACGATTCCGTACAAAGCGTGTATTAAGCCAAGAAAGTGATTGGTTTCTCTCTATTGAGAATCCAAATGTAATGGAAGACTATCTGCGAAATAACACACAGCAAAGCGGTGCTCCTGATCGATTCTGCTATAAAGGTGCAGACTCCAATGGTGACGGTAAAGTATTATTCTTTCCTGTCCCTAATGGTGTGTACAACATTGACTTTGACTTGATTGTACCACAAAATGAACTGGCTAGTGACTCCACAGTCATCACAGTGCCTGATGTGCCTGTTATTCTTCGTGCCTATGCTATGGCTATTCGTGAACGTGGTGAAGACGGCGGAATCAGCGCATCTGAGGCCTTTGGAATAGCACAGCAGACCCTAGCAGACTATATTGCTATTGAGCAGGGACATAATGGTGCTGGAACTACTTGGGATGCTGTTTAATGGCTGAAGAGTTAGTAACAGCAACAATTTCTGCTCCTGGCTTTGCAGGCCTTAATACACAAGAGTCTTCTATTCAGTTAGACTCTGGCTTTGCATCGCAGGCCTTTAACTGTGTTATCGATAAGTTTGGTCGTATTGGTTCAAGAAAAGGCTGGTCAAAGGTTAATACTACTAACACTGACTTAGGGTCTAATCCTATTCAGTTTATGTTTGAGTTAGTGGATGCTTCTGGTAATCAGTTCCTTAGTGCTGGTAACAATAAACTATTTACTGGTACTACAACATTAACACAGAAGACAGTTAGAAACTCTACCGATAGTGGTGATGTAGCGTACACCATCACTGCCAATCACTGGCAGGCAGCGGCATTGCCTTATGGTGATGGTACTAGCGCATCGCCTCATGCCTTCCTTGTGCAAGCTGGTCACCCAATGTTGGTGTTCCACAAACTGGGCGCTACCTCACACGCACATACTGGTTCTTACGGCTTTCAGCAATTTGGTGATATTGGCACTCTTCCTACAGGCTATTCTACATCTGACTTCAAACCAAACTGTGCACTAGCTGCCTATGGCCGTATTTGGGTAGCAGACATTGTTGGTGATAGACAGACTGTGTATTTTAGTAGGCTTTTAGACGGCTCAGACTTTGATGGTGGCGACAGCGGATCACTGGCATTAAATTCAGTGTTCCCTAATAATGACCAGATTGTTGCACTAGCAGCACACAATGGTTTTTTAATTATCTTTGGTAGCAACAACATTGCTATCTATGCTAATCCTATCGATGTTACTACATTAACATTACAAGAATATATTCCTAATGTTGGTTGCATTGCTAGAGACTCTGTGGTATCAACAGGTACAGATGTTATATTCCTGTCTAACGGCGGTGTTCGTAGTTTAACACGTGTTATACAAGAAAAGTCTTTACCGTTTAGAGACTTGTCTAAGAATGTTCGTGATGAGTTGATGGCGCTGGTTACCAGCGAAACTAAGACAGCTATCAAAGCAGTTTATAATGAAGTAGAGGCTTTTTACTTATTAACTCTACCAACAACAAAGCAAACCTATTGCTTTGATATGCGCGGATTCTTGCCTGATGGCTCCAGCCGGATAACAATCTGGACTAGCATTGAACCTAAGTCACTCTTTGTTACTTCAGCAAAACTAATGTATCTAGGCATGACTGGGTATATTGGTCTGTATGATAATTATTTAGACGATACTGAAACGTATCGAATGATTTATTTTACTAACTATTTTGACTTACAGAAGCCTACAATACAGAAACTATTAAAGAGAGTAAACTGGGTTGTTGTTGGTGGCTCTCAACAAGAGGTAGTGACTAAATACGGATTTGACTATAAAGATGCTTATAGGTCTGTAACAGAAACATTACCAGCAGCGGATATTTCTGAGTATGGTACAGGGGAATACAACATTGCTGAGTATTCTTCTAACCGTATTATTGCAAAGTTTACAGAACAAGTAGGCGGTGCTGGTGTAGTAATACAGTTAGGATTTGAAACGGAAATTAATACTGAAGCAGTGTCAATTCAAAAGATTGATTGTTATGCTAAGTTAGGTAAGATTATTTAGGAGATATAAGTGTCTAATTACATTAAAGCTACTAACTTTGCAACTAAAGATGGACTTTCTACTGGAAATCCATTAAAGGTTGTTAAAGGTACAGAGATTGATGATGAGTTTAATGCTATTGCTGTTGCTGTAGCAACCAAAGCAGACACGGCGTCTCCTACCTTTACTGGTACGCCAGCGGCACCCACTGCATCGGCAGGCACTAATACAACACAGATTGCTACCACAGCGTTTGTTACTACTGCTCTACAGGCAGCATATCCTGTTGGCTCTATCTACATCAATGCTACCAACAGCACCAACCCAGGAACCCTGTTAGGATTCGGCACATGGACCGCCTTTGGTGCTGGTCGTATGATGGTTGGTTTCAATGCCTCTGATACGCTGTTTGATACTGCTGAAGAGACTGGTGGTTCTAAGGATGCTATCGTTGTCAGCCACACCCACACAGCCACTGTAACAGACCCAGGCCATACCCATACGCTATCACCAACAAACAGAGCTGTTTATAACTCCGGTGCTGGAGGCACTGCTGGTTTATCTAATGGTGGAGAACAGTTTACACAATTGACTATGAGTTCGGCAACTACTGGTATTACTGTTGCAAACAGCACTGAAGGTTCATCAGGCACCAATGCTAACCTACCGCCGTACATCACAGTTTATATGTGGAAGCGGACTGCTTGAAGGTACCAGTAGTACAGACAGATCAGTTTATTTTGTACATAGAGGATGTTGATGGTTATTGGTTTATACACTGTGATGTATTAACTAAATGGAATAAAGCAGTAAAGCATAATTTAAAGTTGTGGTTTAAAAGATTGACTGATGAGTGTGGTAAAGAATTGTTTGCTCTTCATACTCCGGAAGATAAGAAACATGAAAAGTTTTTAAAGATTTTTAATTTTTCTTATCTGCATTCTATTAAAGGAAATGATAGTAAAAATTATGATATTTATATCTGGAGATAGTTATGGGTATTGAAGCAGCGGCAATAGCTGGAGGTGCAGGTTTACTTGGCTCTGCTATGGCAGGCAGATCTGCTGAAAGAGCGGCAAGAACATCGGCAGATGCCCAACTGGAAGCAGCACGAATAGCGGCAGAGGAAGCCAGATTTAGGCCAGTAGGTATTACCTCTCGCTTCGGTACTTCTCAGTTTGCTTTTGATGGTGGTAGGCTAACTGGCGCAGGATACCAAGCCTCCCCAGAGGTACAGGCACTGCAGAACAGACTATCTGCATTGTACGGTACAAGCCTAGGGCAGGCAGAGGCGGCTCCAGCAGTAGCAGAGACGCTATTTGGCCTCGGTAGACAATATCTAGGTGAGAGTCCTGAAGCCATTAGGCAACAGTATTTTAGAGAACAACAGGCGCTACTGGAGCAACCACGTCAGGCAGAGGAACAGCGTCTTGCTGCCTCTGTATTTGGTCGTGGTCGTGCTGGTCTTAATGTAGGTGCCACAGGACAGCCAGAATTGGCTGCTCTTGCCTCTGCTAGGCGCCAGCAGGACCTGCAGTTAGCAGCGCAGGCAGAACAGGCTGCACAGCAGCGTATTGGCTTTGGAACAGGTCTGTTTGGTGCTGGTTACGGACTACAGACACAGGCCTTGGCACCGTTCCAGGCCCAGTTTGGTGTATCGCAGTTGCTGGAAGAGGCAGCAAGGCAGCCGTTAGACATCGGTGCTCAGTTGGGTGGCAGAACAGCCGCTTCTGGATCAAATGTTGGTCAAATGTTACTAACTGGTGGTTTAGGAGCAGCACAGACCCAACTACAAGGCGGTTTGGTTGGTCCTACTTTATTTGCTCAAAACATAGCAAATATCGGCCAGCAATATATGCAAGGCCAGCAACAACAATCGCTTTATGATAAGTTATTAGGCTTAACTAGATATAACCCTGCAAACTTTCAAAACGTAGCCTATTAAATAATACACTAGGAACTAATTATGGCAATCCAATCTTTATTTGGTTCTACTTCTAATGTGTTTGGGCCTTCTCCAGCAGAGATTGCTCTTGCTCGACAGAGAGAAGCACAACAAGAACAGTTATTGCGTAATCAAATGATTTCCCAACAAGGACAGGAATTTGGTCCTTTTAGAGGGTTATATCAGGCTGGGCTTCGTTTTGGAGATATTGCCGGACAAGCGGTTAAACAAGGATTGTTTCCTGCTCCTGTTGATCCACAACTACAAGAAGCAGTAGCAGTTCAAACTGTACTATCTAAGTATGCTAATCAGAATCAAACAGACCCTAATATTCTTAACAAGATTGGACAAGAACTAATGTCTATTGCTCCTAATGCGGGGCTTAGGGCATTAACTATTGCACAACAATTTGCAAAAGAATCTCCTTTTGGTAAAATAGATCCTTCAAAGTTTACTTCTGAATCTTTACAGACATATCAAAGAACTAGAAATATATCAGATTTAGTTCCTATTGAAAAAGTTAAGGCACTTGCGCCAGGACAAGAAATTATAAGAGCAGCAGGCGCTCTTGGGTTCGCTATTCCATCAGATGTAACAGCCTTTACTAAAGATCAGTGGGTTGCGATTGATGCTAAAATAAGACAAGATGAAACAAACAGGGCCGCAGCTTCTGCTGCTAAAATGAACTTTGAAGACCCAAGAGGCAAAGTTGAAGCAATAGCACTTATAAATAATCAGTTAAAACCATTTGTTCAACAAATTACAGCACTTGATCAAGCAATTAGTTTACGAAGAAATGATAAATCACCGTTCTCCCAAAGATTATTTGAACAAACTGTGGCAGGTGCTTTTGGAGATTCTCAGAAAGCTGCCTCTGAAATCAATAGGCTTGTTAATACTGGTAATCTTGGTGAGCGTGTCACAAACACTTTAAGTCTGTTTGTTAGCGGTAATATTGGTAACGCAACAAAAGAAGATCAATTAGAAAGTTTAAACGCAATTCGTGATTACATTGCTAAACAATATGATTCTACTGCAACTCCGTTTAGGGGCGCTTTAAAAGAAAAAGCAGACGAAATTGCTCCGCTTTCCGCTACTAAGTTCACTCGTCCTAAACTTCCAGAAGGACAACAGTATATCCCTATTGATGTTGTTAATCAGTACAAGTTAACAAAAGGACAAAGATTAAAGCAAGGCGATAAAGAGTTTATTTATAATGGTGACGGTACTATCACTATTCTGAAAGGTCAATAATGGCACAAGATAAAAGCGTAATGGGTCCGATTAAGTGGGACGAGCCTATTACATCTATTGGTCCTGCTGGTGATTTTACTCCTTTAGAAGCTGGTGCAACTCCTTCTCGTGTTTCTCGTGCTGGTTTTGAAAACGTATTAAGTGAGAATTTAAAAATAGGAGCGGCTAATGTAGCACAGCTGTTGTTACTGCCGTTTCGTATTCCTACATTTGAAACAGAACTAGCCGCAACTAAACTATCTAAAAGCATTCCAAGTTTGTTTGGAGTAACTGAGATAGGACCGCCTGAAGATGTTGTTCAACGAACAATAGCGGCAGGCACACAAGCGTTGCCTACTATACTGCTTCCTGGCCCTAAAGGCGCATCATTATTTACTCGTTCTCCGAAGGCGGCAGGAGAGGCTGTGGCAACCGCATTTGGTGCTGGTGCTGGTTTTGAAATAGGAAGAATGTTAGGAGAGGGTTCTGCATTTGAAGCACCGTTAGCTATCGGAGGTGCTTTATCTGCTGGAACAGCATCTAGCATTTTATATAATGCGTTTACACTTGCGCCCAAGGTTGGAAAAGAATTTATTACTTCTTTAAAAGGTAAAATACAGGGTGCTGTTGGAGATGAGAATTATAATAAACTTGTAAACGCAGTAAACGCTGATCAGATCAATCGTATTATGATTGAAGATCCAACTATTCCTGAGAAGTTAAGCCGTGTTGCAGAGATTCAACAACTTATTCCAGGCTTTAGTCCTAACTTATTTCAAGCCACGGCATCACCCACTGTTGGAATTAGAGCACAAGCGGCTTTACAGCGGCAAGTAGATAAGATTCCTGAAGTTATCTCACAGACACAAAATAGCATGACCGCTGTGCGTGCTAAAACTGCTGAGTTGTTTCCGGTAACTGAGTCTTCATTTGTGTTTGCTGGTAGGCAAGCAGATAAAACTAAAACAGCACTAGCTTCATTAGTTAAAAATGCCGATGATAATATTGAAAATTTAAGTTCTACTTTTGTAAGGACAGGCAGGCAAGAACTTGGCGATAAAATTAGGCAGGCTTACGAAACACGAAGAAAAGCTGTTGGTGATTTATTTAAAGATCAGTATTCTGCTTTAGATTCAGAAGCAGATTCTATTGGTGCTCGTTTAGCATCTAACGAAGTTGGAAACATTTATAACACTGTTTTACAGAATAGACAGATTTTTGAACAATCTCCAGAGTTGTTTACTCTTGTTCAAACAGCGTTCAAGCCAAAACAAGTACCTACTCCAAGTATATTAGGTCCGTCAGGAGAGCCTCTTGCTACAGCGGCAGCGCCTAGTTTTGAACCTGTTAATTTTAATGACTTACGTTCTTTGTCTCGTAGAGCCAATGCTGACTTTTTTGCCGCACAACAAGCAAATGCTGCTAACATTCCCGGTGCCGGACAACGGATGTTTGCTCTGGGTCAGCTAAAAACACAGATTGATAACGCTATTGAAACACTACCGGACGATATTAAAAATAAATACAAAGCACTAAATGCTGCTTATGACGATCAATACAGGGAAGTATTTCGTAAAGGTCTTGGTGGTATTGTAGGCGCTAAAACAAGGATGGGAGAAAGAGTAAAAGATGAAGATATTATAAATCAACTTGTAAAACCAAGCAATGTTGATGATTTCTATCGTATCTTTGGTCAAAATTCGGACACAGAGCAGTTTCTATCAAATGGTTTAATAACTAAGTTTTTATCACAGCCTAACTCTTTGACTCCTGATGGTGTACTAAATCAAGACGCATTGCGTTCTTTTGTGCGTAAAAATGAGGAAGTTATTGCAAAAGTTCCATCATTGCAAGGTTTTCTTTCTAATGCAGAAAAGAATATGGAAACATTTATTGCACAGAGACAAGCGGCGGTCAGTGGGATGCAGGCATTAGAAGACTCCGCACTAAAAGCAATAGCAAAGAAACAAGACCTAGACCAAGTATTTAAAACAGGAGAGTCTGGTGCGTTCCAAGATTTAAGTAAATTATCACAGTTAATTGGTGCTTCTAAAGCAGACCCAACAGGCAGAGCATTAAAAGGCTTGCAAGGAATAATGTTAAATAAAGCATTAGATGCTCAAGATCCTGTTGACTTTCTAAATAAAAATAGAAAGGCTTTTGAACGTGCTTTTGGTGATAACTTTTCTACTGTAGAAAAACTAACAGAGGCCGGACAAATACTTGGCCGTTCTTTTCCTGTAAATCCGCCTGCTCGTGTTCTTGAAGGTGACATATTAGAAAGAGCAATTGGAACATCTGGTCCTGGCGTTGGTTCTTTACTGCGTGACCGTATTTCATCCTTTGGATATAAAGCGTCTATTTTGTTTTCTAGGTTTACACAACAGAAAGGCATTGAATCCAAAGACAATGCTTTTTTAGAAGTGTTTAAAAATCCAGAGTTAGCACAAGAGGCTGCAAAGAATATCCAGATTATAAACTCACAGGCTGCATCAGACAAAGCAAAAGAAATTGCTAAATCTGGTTTGTATAATGTTTTAGTAAGGTCTGGTGTGAATATGTATCGCGCTGGTGTTGTAGGTTCTGCTGCAGAAATGGGACAACAAAGAGCCGAGGAACAAAGACAAACTGGGCTACAAACACCTATTGAATTACCAGCAGACTTACAACTAGGACAATAAAATGTCTGATCCAGCAGCATCAGTCCGTGCTGCGCTAGGAGGCATCAAAGAAGCGGTAAAAGTTGGCAGAGAGATCAACGAAACCGCCAAAGAAGTCAATACCTTCCTAGACGAGGAAGCAAAGGCTAGGATTGCCTGGAAGCGCAAACAACAGCAAATTGAACGCCGTGGTGACATGATGTTCATGTCTGCCTATGAAGAGTACAAAATCATTAGGCAAATCAGAGATGCAGAGATGGAGATGTATAAGCAGATTGAAGTGGAGTTTGGAAAGCCAGCAGTGTCAGAAGTCAAGTCCTTAATTACACAACTACGAAAACAACATTTAGAACTTAATGATGAGTTTTATCGTAAGCGTATGCAGACTAGACGAGAGTGGGGAATGATTTTAGTTGCTAGTGCTGTTGTGTATGGAATCTTTAAATTGACTGGAGTTATGTAATGATTACTTTAATATGACTGGAGTTATGTAATGATTACTTTAATATCTACGCTAATCTCCTTCCTTATGGGAGGCCTGCCCAAGTTCCTAGACTTCTTTCAAGACAGGTCAGATAAGAAGCATGAGTTAGACCTAGCCAAGATGCAGACAGACCGTGAACTGGCTATGGCCGAGAAAGGCTTCTTAGCACAGACTCGCATAGAAGAGATACGCACAGATCAGGTAGCGATGCAGACAGCGGTGCAGGAACGACAGGCACTCTATGCACACGATATTGAGATTGGCAAAGGTGCATCACAGTGGGTTATCAATCTTCGTGCTTCAGTAAGGCCTCTGATTACCTATGGTATGTTCGTAATGTTGCTCTTTGTGAACATCTTTGGCTTCTTCTACGCATGGAAGACTGGTGTGCCTTTTGACCAAGCAATGGCTATCCTGTGGGATGAGGACAGTGCTATTATCTTTTCATCAGTGATTGCCTTCTGGTTTGGTACACAATCGTTTAAGAAATGAAGGTATCTGCCGAATGTATTGACATGATTAAGCACCATGAGGGTGTTCGTGTCAAGCCATATCGCTGTCCTGCGCTGCTGTGGACAGTTGGCGTAGGCCATGTCATAGACCCTAACCATATAAAGGTGCCTTTTGATGAACGAAAAACACTACCAATCCCTGATGGCTGGGACAGACAGCTTACTACAACAGAGGTTGATGCCATTCTTGCCGCAGACTTGGCTACGTTTGAGCGAGGCGTATTACGACTGTGTCCTGCTGATCTTACTCAGTCTAGGTTTGACAGCCTCGTATCCTTCTCTTTCAATGTTGGCCTCGGCAATCTCCAACGCTCTAGCATCCGCATGAAGCACAACCGTGGTGACTTTGATGGCGCTGCGGAAGCCTTCATGCAGTGGACCAAGGCTGGCGGTAAAGAACTGCCTGGCCTTGTAAAACGCCGTAAGGATGAGATGTCTTTGTATCTTAGATAAAAAAAAGAGCCTCCGAAGAGGCCCTAAAGTACCGCCACCTAGACTCTTTACCAAAGAAACATTATTCGTAACACAAACAAATCGATGACTATGCCTTTGTTAAAGTCTTCGTCATCGTCTAAGTTTACGAATTCTGCACCAACCATCATACCAGAAATAAGATAGAAGTTTATAATCATATTTCGCAATGCCCAGAAACGCAGGCCAATGTCTGAGCGCCTTCGACATTATCATCCTTCTCAACAAGACCGTCCCAGTAAATATCTTTAGGCATCTTTGCTAAGAGTTCATTGTATGCTTCTTCGGAACACTCTTCATAAGGCGCTTGGCGGTAACTACCACCGTCCCAAGGCAGGAACGATATACCAGAGATTTCATCGAAGTTCCTCCACACCCATGCGCCAACATCCATCCATTCATCTTCCTTAACAGAGATAGTCACAGACGGTTTGTGCTCACACCAGTGACGCTGATACATCAACCATAGGTCGAGGTGCTCTAATGCTGTTAGATCGTCACGCAGTCTTGCTCCTTCAGGAGCCTTCATCGGAAAGGAAAAGACTACTGTGCTGTCTGGTCGCATTACACAATCTTCGGCAGGAACACCTTGCTCAACTAGAAAAGTCGAAAGAGGGTCCTTTTTATCGCCACGAACCCTTCGTATGTAATAACGACTATGTCGAGCATGAATACCAGAGGCAGAATCAACAAGTTGGCTAACAGTGCCACTAGGTTTGACACAAGTAATAGCAGCAGACTGAGGGATTCCCAGATTTGTTGCAAAGTCCAGATTGGTGCTAACGGCGACTTCGCGTAACTGTTCAAGATTCTTCGCAGTGCTGTCACAGACTTCTCCCATCCAGTGATTATCTAAAATACCAGTCAACGACACTCCTAAGAGGCGTTCCTCTTCCGTGTTCTTATTCCATATCTTACGCAGGTAAGGGAAGTGTGTCAATGTAGACTGGAATGTGCCCAGGATCGTTGCTATGCGTACTTTCCTAGCTAGTGTCTCTACAGTGTCCTCTGCTCTGACCACCACCTCTGTGAGGTTACAGAATTGGTATGGTCGAAGTATGATTTCTGAACAGGGATTAGTTCCGAAGTCATAATCTCCATCACGCCTCCCGTTTTTCTTAGCCTGACTTTTACTTGCGGCTCGTGAGAAGATACCACGCTCTCCAGAGTGACTGTTATAAAGGCTTGTCCATTCAGAAAGAAACTGTCCAATATCTGGTTTAGTAATGTAAGCTGCTGAGTTGTTAGCGAGTGCTCTTTGTCCATTGTGTGTCCACCAATCTCCACTTTTTGCTCCCCTCATTCGGTCATCTTCAAGGTCAGACAATGAAATCATTGCTGATCTTCGTACCCCACCCACAACAACAACCTCCCCGATTTTGCAGAGAATATCATGACATTCGATTGATGTAAGTTTTCTACCAGCGGCTGCTCTAAACTTGGCAACAGTGAATTTAAAAAGTTCGTCCAAAGGCCCTGGACCAGAGGCACGTCCTCCAAAAGTTTTGAGTCTGGCTCCAGCAGGTCTAATTTTGGATAGGTCATACCTTGCCACTTCCCCAGAATATAGTAAAGCGATGAGTTGTCGGAGAGCCTTAGCCCATCCTTCTTTAGAGTCTGCAACCGAAATAACAGTCTCAGAATCAAACAACTGGTCAGGGACTTCAGGTAATTCATTGACATATTTATGCTCCACAGAAAAGCCTACGCCTGTGCCACAGAGAAGGATATACATGGCCTCATCAAAGGCCTTGGGGTCATCGACAGGCAGGTATGAACAATTGTATCCGGCGGTGTTATCACGATCAAGTGCCTTACCTGCAGTCATAATAGACCGCATTGATGGCATTACTTCTAGATTGATGATTGCGTCTTTGAGTTCTTTGTACAACTCATCAGTCATCTTGTAATTGTGTTTGTCCTGCAGGTGCTTATACATAAACACCATGTAGCGATTCACTGACTCGTGCCAATGCTCACGGCGATTCATATCAGGCAAGAACCGACTGTATCGACTCTTTGCAATAAATTCAGAATAGTTATTCATTTTAGTCATCTAGGTCTATCTCCAGTTCATCAAACTTATCTTCAATCTTATCAGCAAATCTCTCAACCAATTCCTCAGATGAGATATTTAGGACTTCTAATAAAGTTATCTCGTCCAGCTTGCTCATGCGTTCCATAATATCTCTTAGTGTTAGCGACATAGTTTCTTCAGTGCTTCATCTAGCCCTGCCTTCCAGTTAGTGTAAGGTTCATACCAAATAAGTTCCATAGAATCATACCACGGAGTTTTAGCAGACTTAACCGGATAATAAAACCATCCTGCATATCTTTCCTCCCCAATAAGGTTTATAGTTCTTACCCCCAGTGCTCCAGCCAAGTGTGCAACTGCCGTGTCTACAGTCACGATTGCATCTAAGGCCTTTACCTTCTTTGCAGTGTCAAGCCAGCTATCAGAGTCCAGATAGCGAGGCATGAAGTCCTGCTGCATCTGCAATGATACCACAGATCTTTTTTTGCTCAACTTATCGTAGAATTCTTTTGCTAAGTCTATTGGAATCTTCTTAGCGACTGCGTTCCACGATGTATTCTCAGTGTACCAACAAAATCCTATCTTGTCCGTCTTTTCTACATCGCCAACATTGAAGTAACCTTTGCTGCCGTGAACCTTCTTTGGTTTACTTAGGTGTGGAAATGAGTTGTATTGTAGTAGCAATGTTGGTAGCGACATTATCTTTACCTTCATTGCTGGTACATTACACTCCCCGTGCATAACATTAGTAAGGCCAAGAGAGCCTAATAGCGGTGCTATATTCCTAGACACTGACATCGATACAGAAGCGATTGGTAACTGTTTTAATAGGTCTATAAACCTAGCAAACATGATTGTATCGCCGATGCCTTGCTCTGGCAACAGTACAATATGTCGTCCACCTACGTCCATTCCAGGCCTCCACAGTGGTGCTCGTGACAGTGGAGTCTTTACGCCTAACTCAAATGGTAGTTTCTGTACTTCTCTGCTTTCAAACAGGTTAAATCCTTGCTGCCAGTCCTTACCTTCCTTTAGCAGCGCGAATGCCTGTTGTAGTTGTCGCTCATGGTTTATCATAGTAAGTCTGTTTAATCTTATCGTAATTCTGTAATGCAAACTCTAAATAGTGCAGTGCCTTCTCCAGGTCCTCTTTGCCATTCTTGCGATGGTGCCGCTGTACATACTTGATGACGTTACACAACCATGGGTCTAGTTGCCAGTCTAGGAACACATCCCAAGGCTGAATGCCAGTCTTGTAGTGGTCACCGCCAATCTGCTTTGTTGCGATGTAGTCGCCAAGTGTTTTATGCTGCTGTGACATTAGCGTGTTCCTTTATTGCTTTGGAGGATTTGGACCAGGAACCACAATCCGTACACTGGAATCTTTGGAAAGTTCCGGTGGTGGTGTAGGTAAATCCACGCTTCTGCAGTCTCCCGCTTCCACAGTTGGGACAACCGTGACCGTTGAAGAGGTTATGATTAGGGTGAGACTTAATCCAAGGTAGCAGACGATCATATACTTTCTCCAGCAGCAGAACATCCTGCTTGTTGTATTTCTCCATTACTTTCCATGCAGCAGGGTCTTTGTTCATGCACTTGACCCAGAGTTGGTAGCCTTCATGTGAAGTCTTCTGACCTAGTCCAAGCCTCTGTGCAATGTGGTCCAGCTTATTGCTTGCAAAACGGAACTCTTTGCGAACTACTTTTAGCAAGTCAATCTGCTTATAAGGAGCAGGCGGTGCCAGATAATGCAATAGGAACTCTTTGTTGAGCACTGGAATGTCAAAGCGTGTGCCATTGTAGTGACACACAGCATCAGCCTCAGAGATTAGGTCGTGAATCCGCTGAAGCATATTCTTTGGTTCTTTAGTCTTGAACACAGAATCGAACATGACTTCTTTCTTGCCGTACCACTTCGCTGCCCAACACAGGACATAGGAAGACTCTAGCAAGTGCTCAGGACTGATGTACTGGTCACGAAGGCCCCAAATGTGTGCAGTGTTGGGGCTTGTTTCGATGTCTAGCATCAGTAGTTTCATTCGGCATCCTCATTCAGCGCATCGTAGTAGTCCTTAATATCTTCTTCAGTGTACCGCTTCTCTTCAAAGTAACGCTGGAATAAACACTCATTGAGGTCGCCATCAATCTTAACTTTCTGGCGTACACCTTCAAAGCCAACGTGCTCAAGGAAGCGGCAGAACTGCCACAGAATCGGATGCCAAGGCTGGTCAGGACCAAAGTCATGCCGTGCCTCAATCACTGTCTCGGACGGAAACGGACTGTCAAACCTGTCATCAAACTCTTGGCCTTCGTAGATGAATCTATACGTTGTCATTGCTTACTCTCCTTAACAGTTCAAAAAAATAATCACAGTCTACCACAACCAAGGGCTTATCTCTGTTTTGCTTGATGACGAGCACTGGCTCGTATCCTCTACAGTTGTCCTTCGCTTGTTGATAATGTCCATATACTGAGATGCTTGCTCTGGACTTGCATTCCACACTGATTGGTAGCTTCCGTCTGGCTGCTGGACTAAGAAGCAGGTCTTCCCCCGACACGCCCATGCTAACTGAACGAACATCATCAGGCTCCAGAGCGAACTTTGCGATTATAAGGTCTCTTACTACCTGCTGTAGAACTCTTCCCTTTGCTTTCGCTGATGATGGCTTCAATGTCGATTTCCTTCCTAGTTTTAATCCACGACTTCGGTATGTGCATTCTGGAGTTGCTGGAGTCCATGCTGACTGTGTTAGCAACACAGATGGCATCGTCTGACTCTGACACAATCCAACCGATGCTAAAGCACCGATGTATCTCTGTCTTGACGCCTTCTTGCCATCCTGCATCGGCTACGGCATCAACCCATTCAACATAAACTATCGGGGCTTTTTCCAGACCTGATTTGGTTTTCTTCGTATCCATAGCAAAGTTGCCTGCTCTTCTAAGTAAGTTTCATCATTATCGTATGCTTTAAGTACAGCGGCATACAACTCATCTTCAGTTTTACAGCCTTTTAAAATCTTTTCTGCCTTCTTAGGCCCAATGCCTTTCAGGCCAGGCACATTATCAACACGATCACCAGTCAGCACTTGCATATAAAAGGTGTACAGTGTGTCGTCTTCATCAACCCAAAACTTTTCATTCTTTCTGAAGTTGTAATGCCATCCGCGAATCATATTCAAATCTTTGTCGGTGGTGCAGATAACATACTCTTCAGGGTCCAGCGAATAAGCAGCAATGCCGATGGCATCATCAGCTTCTTGATACTGTTCTATTCCAAACTTCCAGGCGGTATTTAGGTATGTCCTAAGTAACTCTAAGTGCTTAGGCTTTTCTTGTGTTCTGGTGCCTTTGTAAGGCTGTGTCTTGGCTACTGTTGTACGAAAATTCTGATAACCTGTGAGCCAGCCATCAGCATCGTCACAACCAGCATGAATGTATACGAGGTCTTCAAGGTATTCAGAGCACTTGCTGATAGCAGTCTTATCGTCATAGTCCTCGCATCCAGCAGCGATTGTATAAGCGATAATGTCGCCATCAACAAGTGCGATCATTGATTATACCCGCGAGATGGAGTAACCGAGTTGTCCGTGGATACGGCTCAGTCCTTTGCTTCGCAGATATTTACGCAGTGCATTACGAGCCTGCTCATACTTAGTCAGTCCCGAGAATGCCTTCAGTGATACTTTACGACCATTAAACTTAATAACGTACATAATTATCCTTTCGGTTATGTTTACAGCGCTTCTTCTTCATCAACCTCTTCTGCATTATTCGCATCGTAGGTCACCAAACTATCTATGATACACTTCTTTAATGAGGGAGATAGTCCAACTTTACGTTCATATTTCCACTCATAAAGACCAACTACAGCCGTAGCCGTAGATCCGTTACCAATGGCAACATCTTTTAAATCATTGCCACTGGAATCGAATATTTCAAATGGGATTGTGCTCTTACAAGTAATGAAGAAGCCTTTCTCTGGCTTATCTTCGCGCTTACTAACACTAAGTCCCAAAGATTCAATCGCTTTTACAGCGTTCGGCGAAAGATTACATAAATCAATTGTGTATCTTTTAGCCATTGAATTGATTTTATTGTGAAAGCACCACATGACTGTGGCTTTAACCTTCACTGGTTTTGCTACATCATTCATCTGATTCTCCTTTTAGGTCAATGAATTTTGATACTAGGGTCTAACTTCTTCTTTTGCTCTTCAGCCACCATCATAGCAGCAGTATCTAAAATGTCAAGCAAATCATCAAATTTACTTTCCAGGTTCTTAGAATACGCCACATGAACCTCTTTGTCCACAACGGCAATAAGAATTGCTGTGTCCGGCTCTGGTAATTCGTCTAATGCGTCTGACACCAATTATCTCCAATCTTGTATTCACCGTCCAATGGACACCTCATCTGCAATGCTACACCAGCTTTGCGGATACTGTCAACTGCTAATTCCCCTACTTTTTGTGCGTGTTCTTCCTTTACCTCTAGCTGGAACTCATCATGCACATTAACTACGAAACGAGCATCTAACTTGTACCGTCTAAGTTCAGTATCAAGCAAGACCAGTGCCTTCTTCATCACTATCGCACCAGCGCCCTGTAGTAGCGTGTTAAGTGCTGCGTGTGCGGAGCGAATGTGTAGTTTCCTACCGTCAAGACCTGGTAAAGTCCCCTGTAGCGATAGCTTGTCAACCGTTTTGCGAAGGCGTTGCAAAGACGGCGTGTTCCGAAGAAAAGTATCGATGAGTTTCTGGCCGTGCGTTGCCGAACCACCAACAATTTTCCCGATCTTGGCAGGTCCTGCCCCGTATAGTAAAGCGTAGATGAATGTCTTCGCTTGCGCTCGTGTTTGAAGACCCGCTGCAGTTTGGTTTTTGGTGTGGACGTCACCTTCAACGATTTCTCTAGCATATTCTTTATCCTTCATGTAATGGGCTAACATCCTAAGTTCTAACGATGCAGCGTCACAGCCAACGAGTTTATAGCCTCGTGGTACGGTGAAGAGACTACGACACTCTGCACCATACTCTGATCCTACCGAAGGCACCTGAGCCATATTTGGGCTACTGTGTGTCATTCTGCCTGTGACTGCTCCGTTGGTGATGACCTTACCGTGAATCCGTCCGTCCTCTGCCGTAGCATCAATCCATGACTCAATCTGAGCCACCCGTTTCTGTATGAGTAAATACTCTGCGATTGCCTTGGCTTCTGGAATATCAACGCCTGCAAGAGTGGATTCATCAACTATCACTTGGCCTTTTTCTGTGTGCTTTTTCGGGGACCAGCCTTTTTCGATGAGCCTTTTTGCGATTTGTTGCCGTGAGCCGGGGTTAAAGATTTCGACATCGTCTTTAAGTCTCTTTCCTGTTTTTGTACTAATTCGCTCGGTAACGATTGGCGGAAAGATGCTATGTAAGGATGCCTCAATTGAAGCCATTTTATCTTTAAGGCTTGCCAATAGGACCATAGCGTTAGGCATATCGAATTTAAAGCCGTTTCGCTCTTGCTTTGCGATGATGACTGCGACTTGGTGTTCAAGTTCGACTGAGTCTTTTGAGAAGTCATATTGTTTCTGTTCCTCTAAAAGTTTATAGTAAACCTTCTCCAGTACATCTGTGTCTCTGCGGCAGTATTTCTCAAGCAGCGCCATGTGCGGATTATCAAACGCCTCAGAACTGTTTTTGTCATAAGGCTTTTTATTGATCCGGTGCCACACACGGCTGTAATCAATCTTTTTTGTTCCTAACTTCGTAGCCCACTCTTTTAGACTGTGGCCTCCTTCTCGGTTTGGGTTCATCAGTCTTGACATGACCAGGGTATCTATGCACATCGATGGAACTATCTTCGTATTCCATAGCCTGTTCAATACTGGGTAATCGAATCCTATTCCGTTGTGTGCCACTAACAACGGCTTGGCCTCTAACATTTTTAATAAAGTGTCTGCCTTGTGATGACATCTAACTTCCCCGCTTCTTGCGTCCTTTGTCACTGCTAACCAAATTTGGCTGGCTTTGCTGTTCGTCTCTATGTCCAGGAATAGCATCGATCTGCTGCCATCTTGTTTCATCTTCTGCCTTTTTCAGAATTGTTCCATCGTCCATAAGTATGTACAGTGTCAATACACCATTCTTGTTCATCGCTGATGATACACTAATTGGGGTCATTTTTCATCCTCAGATTTATAACTTCGATGTTCAGGCAATTAACTAACTCGTCTGAGATTCTAAGTTCATTCTCTAGTCTGTCCATCCGTGCTCTCATCATAGCATTTTCACGCTCAAGTTCTGCAGTGTAGGCAGAAACATATTCATCAAGCTGCTCCTTTGTTTTAATGTAGTCTAAAGGATTCCAAGGCGATAGTGTTACTTCATAGGGGACACCACTAACCTTCACCATAGGACCTCCACAGTGCAAACAGTATCGTAGCCAGCATTAACCACAGAAACGGTATGATAGTCATTTTGTCGCCATTAAGTAAAGACCGATGTTAGAAAAGGCATAGCCACCGTATACGACCAACATTGCTGTGTTGCCTTTGATGCCTTGCTCCACAGCAATGTAGGCGTATATCATGCCTGTGACGATAATCAACCAAGCGCTCATGCAGCTTTCTTGAGAGCCTCAATAGACTTTTCTAAGGTCTTGATGACCATATCACGCTGCTGGTCATACATCTTATCAAAGCCCAACTTGCTTGATCGAACATCAATAAACTCTTTGACGATGTCTTTCATCGAAAACTTTTCATTGATGATTGGGTCATCGCCGTTGCCTAGAAATACCGAGCACTCCAGGTAGCCATCATCATCAAAGCCGATGTAGTTATCCAATTTTAGTTTCAGTTCCGACTGTTTCATAAAACTCTCCTGTTTTGATTAAGGTTTCTTTAGCCAACTTTCTTACTTCCTGAGACACTGCCCACCCCAGTTCTTCAGGGTGTAGCAGCGACCACAGAAACTTTACATAGATCTTGACTCGTGCCTCTTCATCGTCACGCTGCTCTGTCAAAATCCTAATCTCTTCGTGTAGCTGGTCAATCTCTTTATCTTTGTCTTCAAGATAAGCATTGACCTTTGCTGATGACCAGTTCTCTATCATTTCAGGCCTTTCAGTATTGATGACACAAATGCTAGTATACCCAAAATTGTTGCAGTCATGTGTTCTTCTCCTTTAGTTTGGCTTCGATGGCTCGGGCAAAGTCAAATTCATCCTCGTTCTCCATCAATTCATAGATGTCTGCTTCAGTAAGACTAATCCATTCCCGATTTTTAAAATACTCTGGATATGTTTCAATATATTCTTTAGTAGCTGAAGCTACTGGCGATGCGTCGCAACTTCTTCCAACTTGCATCACACCATTTCTGGCTGTTAGCCAACCAGCAAAATGATAAAGGTCTGTTGGATCTATGCAAATTCGTCCGTATTCATCAACAAGTAGTCTAGCAAAACACTCTAACCACTCGACCATATTTCTGTCGCAGTCCCATTCACGATCAGCTTCTTTAGCAAATTTGATAAGGCTATCTCTGTTCATTTAATCCCTCCTTGCCAAATAGCAACTGATAGCCTGTCACGCTCTGTTTGTACAATTTTAAGGACATCTTTTTGCATAGGCATTTTAGTCCCCTGTAAAACTTCTATTGCTATTGCTTCACGCTCTCTTCTTGCCGCTTCCTGTGCAATGGCTAAACATAACGTAGGGGTAAGTCTGTTGTCGTATTGAGCAATATATTTTTCAATATCTTCCAGCGTCATGTGTTCTTCTCCTTTAGTTTGGCTTCGATGGCTTTGGCAAAAGCCTGTTCATCAAGAAAGCCCCATTTTTTACTGAGGCTTTGATCAACTAATTCCCAGACTTCATCATCAGTCAGCCCGACCCATTCACGCTTCAATGGCTCGTAGTCTAACCAGTCGCTTTGCGGTGTCAGTTTGACTTTGATGCTTTGCAATGTGCCGTCAGGGTTGTAGTTATGGACTATTGCTGGTTCCCATTTGTAGGACTCCGGTTGCGCTAGTGCTTGGCGTAGTGCTTCCATTCTTTCTCTAAACATTTTTCTTCGTGGCTCAGAAATATCCCAGCCCCACGCTTCCAACACCGCCTCTGCTGCTTTGCGTAGGTCAGTCATAGTGAAGCCTCATTTATCTCGGTCATGCGGCCAGTGTATTTGTCATAGAGCACAGCACAGGCCTTACCAGTCTCGCCACTGTAACGATTCTTTATGACTCGCACTCTAGTAGTATTCCTTTCAATAGGGTCTTCATGTTGAGCAGCACGTTCGAGGCCTAACACCATATCTGCCAATTGTCCAATGCTACCAGAGCCACGCAATTGTGACAAGCTGGTGGCGGCGCCTTCCTCGTGGCCTTTGCCATCAGGCCTTTTTAGGTGTGACACAACAAACAAGG